TTAACTCTATCAACTAATATAAGTTTATCATTTCCGTCAAAGTTAAATCGTTCAAGTGTATACTTATCTGCACTAGTACGACCTGTGTCTATAGTAGTCCAGTTTTGAGATACATTGCTATTAGCTAAATGTTCAACAGGTATTGTATTAGAAGTACCTCTAGTTACACCTGTAAATGTTGTAGCTGTTTTACCTGTAAATGTAAATTGTTCAAGTCCAATAAAAAGTGTACCACTTGTAGTAAAACCTGTTGTGTCGTCTACAGTAATTGTACCAGAACCACTCATAGATATTTGTGCAGATATTTTTACAAATGTTTCTGTTTGTGCAGAGGTAAATATTTTTTCTCCACGAGCAGCTACTACTTTATCTGCAAAAAATGCTACCATAGATACTTTTTCTGAAGCAAGAGATGTTTGTGGAACTATAGGCGTTATGTGTTTTGCAAAACCATTTATTCTTCTATAGCCACCAGAAATATCTGGCTCAAAGTTTTCTAACTCTAGTGCCTCGCCTGCTTTCATTAAGAAAGTAGACTTGTTTAATACTAACCCACCTTCACAGTTAAATGCTGCAGGTGTTGCTCTTGAACTATCTGGCATATTAAATTACTCTTGCGCTTGAACGTGAGTTTCGTGTAATATAAGTTGACCTTAATTTATCAAATCTATTTACAAGTAAAGATTGCATATGTTTTATACCTTCTTCAAATCTACCCATATTTAATTCGTATTGGTTTGTTTCACCTCTATACTGAAAAACAAATGCCGTAGCACCTGTAGTAATTACATCATTAAATCTGTCTGGTATAGTTGTTGTATCATCATGTGCAGATAAATCTGCAGGAAAAGTAAAATAATCAAATTTTATATTGTATGATTTATTAGGTAAAGGGTGAATTAAATAATTGTTATCAGGAGTTCTAACTACATGTGTAGGTACTCCTCCTTTATTAAATTGTGCTACAGTTACTCCGCTTGCGTATGCAGCAGCAGTTGTTCCACTAGCTGCACGAGTAGCTCCTGTAAATGTAGTGCTTGTTGTTCCTGTATATGTAATTATTTCATTACCAATGTGTAAAGTACCTGCACTATCAAAACCTGTAGTACTAGCTACTGTTATAGTCGTTACAGAATCTGTATGTGTTCCGTCAAGTGTAGTTGTTTCTACTTCATCTTCTTGATCAGAATGATAATCTATAAACTCATTGTAATTCATTTCTTTTAAACAATATCCTGAGTTTGCTAAAGTACTATCTTTAACTAGTCTCATTGTATTATAATCTATTAATTTAGTGCTAGTAGGTAAAGAATACCTAGAAACACCTGCTGTTAAAGTTTTTGTAGTTGTAGCATGATTAAAAGGGTATTGATAATCTTTTTGATTTATGTATCTAATAGAATCATTAATTGCATTTTTACATTGTACTTGTACGCCTCTAGCTGTAGTAAAATTAGCAGAGGTTAGCTCTACTTCGTTTATTTCTGTAATCACTTTGTTAGTTAATGATAAAAATGTTTCAGCCATTTTAATTCCTTTGTCATAAAAAGTGAGGCAAGTTGCCCTGCCTCACTAAATATTATTATGCTAGTTGATCACGATCAACTTCGTCTGCTTCCATTTCACCACAGTCGCTGACATCCATTAGGACTGCATATACTCTGATTTCACCTGCTGTAAAGGAAGCTCCTCCACCTGCTAGTGTTAAGTCTAAAGTATCTGCTGAAGTAATAACTACTTCTCCTGCAGGAGTAGCACATGGTGCGTAAGCTCCGTCAGATGCACCGTCAATATCAAATGCTGCAACATACTCGTTGTCATCAACAGCAGTTCCAAGAATAGCTGTTGCGTCTGTACCAGTATTTTGTGTCGCACTTGAAGTTACCTGAAAACCTGCAGCAATAATTTTGGTGTTTGCAGGTACAGTAATACACTGTACAACATCACCATTAGGATTAATGCTGTTAGCTGTTAGGTCAACGATTTGCTGAACGTAATAAGGTTGTCTTCCTCTTTGAGAATTACCGTGAGTATTAGCAAGTGTTGCTGTAATTGTAGCCATTATCTAATCCCCCCTTATATACCAGAAACATAAAGCGCACGAGTTAAAGCCTCTGGTCGCAATATTTTTCTGCCGTACATATGCATGCCTCTAACAATATCAGCAAAGCTATCAGGATCTCTGTAGGTTTCTGTTTTATTGATTGAGTCTGCTGTTGCAACTGCTGATGAGTGACCACCAACGATTACACCATAGTGTGTGCTGCCTGTTGCTGTTGCACCAGTTGCACCATTACCGACTGCTGGTAGGTTGTTTGACATGTAAACTTTAAAACCGTGAACGTTGTTCAAGATTAATCCATTTTGTAAGCCAGCTCCACCGAAGTCAGAGTTTAGAAGACGTGAATCTTCGTCTTGAAGTAGCTCTGCAAACACAGGGTCTACGACCAACCATCTACCTGATGTATCAACGTTTTGTTGGTCAAGTTTTCTTGACATACGAGCGATGATTGACAAAGGTGATGCTTTAGCAGTAGTTGTGTTTAAGCTATCTCCGCTTGCACGAGGAACAGCAACAATTGAGTTACCGCTTGATCCACTATTAAAGTCAGCAGCGTCTACTTGCATAGATGCTAATAACTCATTAGTAGCAGCAGTAGATACAGCAACTGAACCATTTACGGTTGAGTTTACTGTGTTTGCTGCGCCATGCAATGCTGATTGTTTAAAGCCTGACAAATAGCCAAGAACGTCTTGGTCAAACTGGTCAGCCAAACGGTAAGCAGCACGATCACTTGCAAGATCTTGGAAGTTGACATGTGAATGTGCTTCTTCAATGTCATCAACTTTAAATGCAAAATAGTTTGCTTTGTCGATTGTCAATGAGAAGTCTTCGTCATCAAGATCTTGTGGTTGAATAGTAGTACCACGTGCGTACTCTTTCACGGTGATTTCTGGTTCTTTGATAATTTTAACCGAATCCCCCATGTTAGCGATTTCTCCGAAATAGTCGGAGTTCGTTACAGCTCCTACAACAGATGCTTTGCGAAACGCAAGTTGCACCTGTTTGCTGTATATGACTGGTGAGAAGTTACCGTTAGGTAAGTTACCATACCCAGCCGCAGTTGAAAATGCCATGTTATTTCTCCTTTGGATTTTCTACAGATGCAAACAAAACAGTAGTCATGTAGTGGCTAAATCTAGTAGGGTGCATTTTAGTAAAAGTTGGCCGACCTTTACATCAATGGGCCAAAAGATTTTAGGTAGTCTATATTATTATTGTTGTTTGCTATTGGTTAGTTGCGTAGGTAATCTTTACAGAGGCTACGCAACTACATTGTACATACAGTTATACTTATTTATATAAAGATGTCAATACTTTTCTAACGAGCATTACCAGATATATCATATACAAACTTACCTGATCGTATAGCTTCCATGATTGCATCTGCGTTTTTCTCGTATTGTTGTGCAGACATTTTCTGCACTACTGATTCTTTTATTACTCCTGCCTGTTCTCCAGACGGTTCAGATCTAGTGTTTGTTTTTGATACAGCTTTTGCTGCATCTTTAGATCCGCTAGACTTTTTAGTCTTTATTCCTTTATCTGCTTTGTATAAATCTATAGCTCTTGATGCTGCTCTAGCATCACTATTGTTTTCGTATAAAGCATCTTGTATCCATTTAGGCTGTTCTTCTGCCCATTCGTGAAACTCATCACTGTCTCTTATATCCGCAAAATCAGGATGTGCAGTCATTAATTCTACTTCTGCTCTATCTCTGTTTGTTTTTTCTCGCATTTCGTCTATTTCTTTTACGCGAGCTTCTAAGCCAGATGCTTGTTCTTTAGCTTTTTTAATAGCTATAGTTTCTACGATTGCTGCAACATCAGGATACTCTTTAGCCCACGCTTCAATGTCTTCATCCGACTTAGGTAATTTAATCTCTTGATTAGTAGACTGCTCTAATTGTTTTTGTAAAGTATTTATTTTTTCTACATGTTCCTGTAGTTGTTTTTGTGAATGTCTACGTAAATCACCGTACCTTTTCTTAAAACTTTTTTCTTCAGCATTAGCAGGTTCTTCTTCTTTTGTTTCTTCTGCTTCAGCTTTAGTTTCACCTTTTTGCTCTGCAATTAGTTCTGCTAGTTCTTCTTCTTCTTTTTTAATTCTATCTTCATTTGAGTATTTACGATTTGCAAATGCTATTTTTTCTTCTGGCTTTACTTCTTCTGCCATTATTGCTTCAGACATTTCTGTCTCCTTTACTAGGGCCACCGTAGCCTATGTTGGTAGGGGGATGAGTAGCTAGTCATATTTAGCTATTTTTTAGATGCAGCTAAACCACCTTTCTTCATTTTACGTGCAGCTTTCTTTTTAGGTTTTGTTCCCAAGCCACCTTTACTCATTCTGCCTGAAGGGTCAAAGTCATCTCCTTTACTAGGTGCAGAACTACTGCCGTCTGCCCCACCTGCACCAAAGTCAAAATCATAATCAGGAACATTAGCAGAAATACCGCTACCGCCACCTGTATTAGTTGCATCTTGACCTGGAGGAGCTTCAAAATCTTGTCCTACACCTCCTGCTTCAGAAATTGCACCGCCCATTCCTGAATCTCCTTCAAATGAATATGCATTAGAACTTACACTAGGCGTAGAAGAAGAGCCTTCTGCTTCATCTTTTTTTGTTCTTTCTTTAGCCAATGTGTTTAAGTCATCTTGTTTTCTTTTGTCTGCTTTTTGTTTATCTACAGCTACTTGAACTTGAGCTTTTCTATTTTCTTTATCTATATTACTAACAACTCTACCTATTGGTCCAAACTTTTCTACTTTATCCATTAACTTATCAAAGTCTATAACTTCTTGCGGTGTCATTTGTGCGTAGCCTCTTACCTTTCCTGCTTCAGGATTATCAGGGCCACCTTCAGATTGCCTACGCTTTATTCTTTCTTCTTCTGTTTCAACTGGTTCTTTTGGTTGTTCTGGTGCTTCTGGATCATCTGGTTTAATAATATTACCATCAGCATCAACAGGATAGTATCCTTCTGGTATATTATCTATAGGCACATTTCCTACAAATCTAATTCTAATAGAAAGACCATCTTCGTTTTTATACTCTTTAATACTTAGTTGTTGTCCACCTGCTCCTGTTCCAAATAAATCATCAAAGTTAAAAAATGATGCTTCTGCCTGTTCTCTAGCCGATTGTTGTATAGGTAATTTTCTAACATCTGTTCCATCTGAAGCAGTTAATATACCACCTTTAGCCATCTGCATAGGTTTGCCATCTTGTAATACTAATAGATCGGTTTCATCAAAAGGTAAATCATCAGGTAATATGGCTTCATCACTATTTCCCATTTGACCCATATCTTCCATTTTTTTAAGGCCCATCTTAGCTTGTTGTCTAAGTTTCATTAATTTTTCTAAACCTACAAAACGAACTACATCAGCAGGAAATACAAATTCACCTTCACTTAACTGTGCAGGTATATCATCACGTACTTCTTTACGCGTGCTTCCTGAAGGAACTTTATTTCCTGATTCTTTATCTATCATGCCGCCTTCATCTTTAAGACCGCCATCTTCAAACATTTCCATTTGTTTTTCCATCATTGTAGTTACACCTTTATTTTAATACTTCATCTCTTAATTTTTGCAATCTACGTAACGTGTAGATAGAGCCTTGCGCTCTGTGAACTGCAATCATATTGTCTGATTGTTCCATAGTACGATATTGTTGATTTATTAGTTCTTCTAAATACTTATTGAAGTTGGCCCATTCCTTGGGGCGGCTCACCAGCCCCTTCAGCTTGCTGATTATTTCCTTGTCCATTATTTCCACTAAATCCTTGTTCTTGCGGTGATGGTGCTATACCAGTGCCTATTGTGCCTCCACCTGCTCCTGTTGGATCAGCAGGGTTAACTCCTGCAGGTGCAGGTTGTCCACCCTCTTGTGGAGTAGCACCTTCTGGTGCAGGCTGTTGAAAGCCTTTCATTAACTCTGCTTGTATAGCGGCTTCATCCATATTGTTGGTTACTTTATCAGGGTCTAGTTCCATTGATTTTGCAATTTCACGAATTATATATTCAAACTTTGCAAACGGTGCTAATGCAGGATTAGATGCTACTTGCATAAACTGCATTAGTCTTTGGCTACGAACTTCATTAGCCATTAAACTTTCTGTACCTCTAGCCTTTACTTCTAAATCACCTTTTATATCAGGATCATAATCAAACTGCATATTAAACCTAAACAGTCCTTCTCCTAAAGGTCTAAGTAAATAATCATCTACATTTTTAATAACATTTTTAATGCCACCACTAGCAGCATTCATTAACATACTAATACCAGAAGCTGTTCTACCTACTCCTGTAACACCTGTTTGTCCATGAGAAAAACTAGGTAGTCCAGTACTTTCATCTGCTAATACTCTAGCCTTGTCAAACAACTGTAAATTTTCTCCTGCAACATTAGGAAACTTTGTACCAAATATTGCTTGACCAGGTGCGCCACCTTGTCTTCTAAATACTTTTCCTGGGTATACAGATAGATCTTGACCAGGTACTAAATTTGTTTCGTCTACTTCTATAAGAAGATTGCCTGATAATACAGCATTGTCAACAGCCATTCGCATAAAGCCGTTCATTAACGTCTGTGTATCATCCATGTTTTCAGCTATACCTACACCAAAAAAACTATATGGATTAAGTTCATACGGAGCAGCCATATAAGGTATACGTGCAGGTTTAAATGGATTAAGAACCATTCTAAGTAGTTTACCATTACATATCCATATGTTTGCTTGTAATTCGTCTGTATCTTCTAACTCTTCAGGTATATCAACGCCTTGCTCTTTTAGCATTTCTGTATCGCACATACCCCAATACTCAAGAACTTCAAATCTTTCTGATCCATGATCTGGTGCGTAATCAGATAAATCATCTTCCCAACTTTCTTTATCGTAGTTTTCTCCCATCGCTATTGCTTCATCAATAACTGCTGAACGAAAGTATGGGCGTTTTTTAAGGCCACGCATTTGTGTACGTGACATTTTATGTCGTTCTATAACATACTGTGCTTCATCCATATTGTTAGCATCTGGATCAGGATAAAAGTTCCACACAGATACATGAGATACTTGTGGTATAGTTTTTATTGCAGGATCGTATTCACCATCATCATTCCAGTTAGGGTACTCTTTATCTACTGCAAACGGCCCTTTCATAATACCTGTACCAAACAAAGCCATTTCAAATGCTGTACTTCTTAAATGCTTAGAGGCATTTGATTCTTCTAATTGATCTTGTATTTTTTTCTGCATTTTTTTAGCTGCTATCATAGCAGGGCTAAATGTAATTGCAGTTGGAGTTTTACCAACTCCTAATTTAAGATTGTTAATATCTTTTAATTTATCTTCGTACTCACCTAAACTTTCTGCTAAAGTTTTTTCTGTAGCACCTGCAGGTATTTCTTTACCATCACCTTTAAAACCATACGGATTTACAATCTCTTCCATATCAGAACTACGTATTTGTTCTGGTTCTTTTGGATCAAAACTTACATCAGCTACTACACCATCAGGTAGTTCTGTAGGATCAACAGACAATGGAAACTTGCTGCCTGCAAATAATACATCTACTATTTGCCCATAGGCAGCTAATGTTTTAGTTTTAGTTACTTTAATAAACACACGAGACTTTTCTGCTTCAGTAAACTGAACGTCAGATCCATATAAACCTCTGTAGTTACGATATGACTTTAACCATCTATCTTCATCTTGTTGTCTATAGTCATCTGCCCTATTATATCTTTCCATAATAAATGGAATAATTGCAGAAACACTTACATCATCTACTACAGACTCTTCCGTGTCA